TAATCACCAGTTCCAACAACTTTCGATAACATCCTGCCAGCAGCCATGCCAGCCGACGCATTACCAAACCGAGAGCCAATAAGACCACCGGCGCCAATGAGAGCTTTCTTAACCACTGGTTTGTGGTTGAGCACCTCTTTGCGCACTTCCCTCGCGATCTTCTTGACTAGGCCTGGCACTTTGAAGTCTCCTTTCCCTCGAACCTGCTGTTGCTGTCTCCGGTTGCGCCTCTTCTGGCTCTTTGTCAGGGGCATTCTTGCACAAGCAGTTAAATTGGAACTTTATTACGACTTTCACTAGGGTCTCTATTCTTCTAAATCTTGGTTTATTACCCGCTCACCGGCCTGGCGGGTGTACTTGGACGCAACTACCACTCCTATGAGGGCTTGCTTAAAGTTGTCAGCTTGCTGGTAAACAAAGGAGAACTGTTTCAGTTTATCGAAATCAGGCTCTGTGATTATGTATCGCAAAGCAGCTTTGGCCACATTCAGTGGCTTCACTTTCTCTTTTGAAAACTCATGCGAGCAGAACTGGAAAGTCTCCCCAACCGGGGCGGCATCTTTCAACGTCTTGCCCAACTTGGCATAACGTCGTACCATATCGGGTACCTCGTCCTCCACGCAGTCATCGCCGGCACAAACTTGCCAACCACTACCTACAAGGCGACTATTTATCGCCCGAGTTCTAGTGTTACGCTTAGCGGTTTCAAAACCTCCGGACTTGATCACACCACCCGAGGTCTGTTCGTACAGCGTCCCATCACTGGTCGCGTACACGGCCCTTTTCGATAGCTCTGACCGGTTTCTTACCAGTCTTTCAAATTCGTCATCGAGACCATCACACGTCAACAGCGTCACTTCCACGTCCGCATCGTAGTCCCAACTCTGAGACGACCATTCCCAATGGGACATATCTGAGTGAACGCGGGCCGTATTACGGTTGAACACTTTGTTCTTTATCACGTCGGTTTTCTCTTCATCGAATCCTATCCCTAGCGCAGAGTAGGTTTCTCCGAAAGCCGCAATCTGTGCTTTCGCGCTCCGCGTATGTAATAACCTGTCTATGATCTCGTCGACCACCGACGCGCAGAGCACTAGTCTTTCGCGC